CGGCGCATAGCTTCATGGATCGGGGTAATGCCTGACGTAAATCTATCACGGCTGTAGTCATCACTTACACTATCCCAAACCATATTGGCACTTAGTCTAGGTTCGTATTGTGTATGTGGGTCAGGCAGCGCGACGTGGTCTGATACGGCAGTGTCAGCAGCGCCCGCCGCGTCGAAGCCTAGCGAGTCAATACCATCAAGCGTATCCGCATCAATATTAAGGGCGTCAATATCTGCTTTTGTCTGATCTGCCGTGGCACCGTCTTCAATCCCTAATAGTTTTGTTTTCTCTGCGTCACTAAACTCATTAGTGTCAGCGTTGCTTTCGTAGGCTATTTTAATCTCTGCATCAGTTTGATCTGCCGTGGCACCGTCTTCAACAGTGTCAATCTTAGTCTTATCAGCGCCAGACAGAAAACCTTTTGCGCTAGTCGTGGCTAAGGGATGGTCATTTGTAGCCTCGTGATCTGATACGGCAGTGTCAGCAGCGCCCGCCGCGTCGAAGCCTAGCGAGTCAATACCATCAAGCGTATCCGCATCCAAACCACTACCGGAACCATCAACACTTTTTATCTTATTTAAAACATCATTAGCATTATAATTAGCATCAAGTTGATCTATTGCGGCATTAACATCATCTTGCTGTATTGTTGAATTAGAGTTATCGTATACGATATCAACTGCATTGTGTGCAGTATTTGAATCAATATGGTCTTCAAAAGAAGTTTTATCTAGTTTAGTAGTGATCTGATTCTGCATATTGACAACATTGGCGTCAACTTCATCTAATGCAGATTGAATGTCAGATGAGGATAAACTAGAATTTTCATTGTCATAATAAATAAAGATAGCATCATGTGGATTTTCTGAATTGATGTGATCATTGTAGTCATCAATAACGGATTTCAGTTCTAAAAAATTAGTGTCTAATTGCTCATAAGTTAATGGTGAGTCAGTGCCTCCATTAATACCTAGCCGAATTGTAATATTAGATGATTCTGACATAGTAGTTTTTCTCTTTATATAGAAAGATTGTTAAATCAATAGACTTTTTTATGCTACTTCTATTTATATACAAATAAAGCTACAAATTTTTTTTATTAACTCATTCATACATAAATAAATGTATATAAACAAAATGGGTCTTGAAATATGTCTTATAAAAAAAGTTTCAAAAATTATGGCTTGGTCAGAACAGAAAATTTTAACGACATTAAAAATAAAAAAACAGCACTAACAAATATTCTTAATGATCTAGTAAGCGGTGATCTATCATTTGACGCAGATGATATTGCCCCGATTAATGATTTGTATGTAGAAAAAATGACAAATTCTGATTTTATCAAAATTGCCGGTTCAACTGTACAGAAATCTGATTTTAATTCCATAACAAATCTTATTACTGCATCTCCTTTTATTACGCTAAAAAACAGAATAAACATACTAGAAAGAACTACAGGAAAAGAATCTTTCTTTAACGGTGGAAATGGACTACCAGCAAAGTTTTGGGGTGCAGATAAATTATTGAACTTGTCTGAGATAGATGATGGTGATTCAGTTAGTTTAGAGAATCCTGATACTGTGCTTAATTTATTATGGGATAATGGATCTTTTAGATTTTCTAATATGATAGATAACACTTTGGGGGGAAGTAATGGAGCTATACAGTGGGAAGGTTACTTTACTCCTGTAGAGTCAGGTGTAGTCAATTTTTCTTTTAATACAACTGGATATTTTATATTTGAAGTTGAAAATAATGAAGGCATCTTAGAAGTCGCAAAAAAAGTGACAAATGAGTACACAGCCATATCGTTAAATGAAGTTTCATCAGGTAATCTTATTGAGATTTCAAAATTAGACTACATTAATATCCCTGAAAATGTAAGTGTTACTATTAATGGAGTTAATACACTAATAGAAAATGTTTACGATTCAGGCGACTCAACTAAATTCTACATATTGTTAAGAGATAATGTATCAATATTAGCAGATGAACCATTTACTATTTCGGTTGATGACTATATTGGAGAAGAAGGGTATAGAGTACAACATGCATATCGTAACCTTGAAAAGTTTGTATCAAAAAAGATAAGAATCACATTAATATTTCCCGAAGTTGGTGAAAATTATTTAAGAAAATACCTAGATGTAGATTTTAGGCATAATGTAAATTTTTTTAGGAATTTATCTTTTTTGTATTTGTCAAAAACCCCAAAATATGATAATGAAGTCGAGAAATCAACATTTAAATCTTTTTTTAATAATGCACTACTGGGTGGTGGTGGTACTATTGGACCAGAATCTGTTGAATCTTCTAATGAATACATTAAATTATTAACTACATCACCGCTTTTTGTTGGTTATATTCCACCAAAGGCATACTCGGATATTTTAGTAGGTGACTACCAATACAGAACAGTATCTAATAGTAAAGTAATATCTGTAACAGAGAACTCTCCACTAACAGATGGTATTGAAATTGGTAATATCATATACAATGATAATATTTCAAAAAACTCAAGGGTTGTTGAAATATCTTCTAATATTTTAATAATCTCAGATAATGATTCAATAGGGAGTAGTTCAACAGAATCGGTCAAGTTCTTTAGTCATAAAGGTTATATTAATAACAAATCATATACTTTAAATAATAATGTAGTGACAATTGATGACAATGCATTTCTTAAAGTAGGAATGGTTTGTGTAACAGAAAATACTACTAGGTACTGTAGAGTACAAGAGATACTATCCAATTCACAATTTACTGTAGATGACAACTTAGAGTTAAGCCAATCAGGACAGATGTTTTTTTATCAAGACAAAGGATTGACAAACAACACACTAGATAATTTTTGTAGTGGTGTAATTGGTAAAGAAACGGCTGGTGGTCTTGGAGAAGTTGTAAGTGTTGGCGATACTGATATCATACTTAATAATGTTAGTGATCTAGTTTTAGATATGGTTGTTCAGTCAACAGGTTCTTTTGATGAAGGGACAACAGTAACTAGCATCAATAGTGCAACAAATACGATAACAATATCTAATCCAGCAATAGGTAGCATGATTTCTGGTATCAGTATTGTGTTTTGTCCACCAAGCACTACACTAAATAAAGAGCAATGTATTATACCTCTCAATACAGCCCCTCCATTTAGTGGTACAGATACAGGACTAGCAACAAATAAAAATATCGAACTTTCACATCCGAACTCCAATCTATCTGTCGTATCTTTGACTGCAAACTTAACAACAGTTAATGCTATAACACAAAATAATCAAACATACGACAGAGAAATTGGAATTACTGTAAAGGGGAATAGATTTAATATTATATCATCAAGTAGTTAAACACAAGTTATATGAAATCCCATCAATAACTACGTTCATTTTATGAGAGAAATTCAGATTGATGGATTTATCTACTGTATTATCAGGTAGGCCATCAATCTGAACCCCATTATTATATATCAATGAACCAACAGTAACATTCCTACTTTCTGTAGTAAGTGCGCCTTGTCCATTATCAGACCAAGAATTGTAGTTGCTACTAAATGCCCTAGTTATATCCACATCTTCTGGATTTGAATCAGGATTTGAAATATATAAACCCGGTGAGGATTCACTAAACCCTTCTTGAGAAATGGTATCTGACGGGTCTGTTATGCCAACAGCCCCGTCAATTTCAAGATTATAATCTGTTAAAATTGAAACATCTTTTCTATATTTTCTTTTAGATTCAAACTCACTATAATCAATATTAAAGTTGATACTAGAAAACTCATCTTCTAAATTACCCACATTAAAAATATCATCATTGTTATTTCGTAACTGACTATCATCATTACTATTATTATAAGACACAGACCTAGCTTTTTGCTCTGACAGCATTAGTATATTAATAGATGAGACTGCATCGCTTCTAATTATAGATAGAACGTAATTATCTTCATATTGAGAAAGATCTCCAACATTAATTATATCGCCTGCATCAGATGAATTTTTTTTACTGCTTAATCTAAATTCATCTATAGTATTGCTGTCTGTTATATAAAGATTTTCTCCTAATATATCTCCATTTTCATCAATAAGTGATACAACGTCACCATCAGTAAAAACTGACGCCCTTTTATTAATCTCTTCTGTAGTTGTGTTAACTATAGTAAAAAACCCAGTTGTACTATCATACTCATCTTTTCTTATTGAAATAATAGATTCATTTTTTAAATTATTTGCAAAGAGTGCTATATCATCTGCAATAGGAGATCCGCCGAGATTATTTAAAGCGTCCCTATCTAAAAGAGACTCACTAAGATTATTATTCCTAACGTAACCTTGTATACTTGATCTAATCGACATTTTAGTTCCTTATTATCCAGCCGTAGCTTCTTAGTGTAAAAATAATATCAACCCCAGCACCAGTTGCGACCGAGTTTCCCCTTATATTAATAGTTACTCGTCCTCTAGGGCTTTTTTTATAGTTTTCTAACATATCTCTCATTATCGAGTTAATATCACTTTCTGTTAAGCTATTATTAGATAAATCCAACGACCGCAAATTTGTTAATGAAGAGAATATCCCACTTTTATAACCATTGAAACTATTATCGTTTAACCTACAAGTTCTTAAACTCGAAAGATTACTAATATCTGGTATCTCGGCATTAAAATTATTGTTGTGTAAATACAAATTGATAAGAGATGGCACATTGATTTTCGTAAATGATGTTAATTTATTTGTATGCAAACTCAAAGTTGTTAAAGTGCTACTTTCAATAAAAGGAACAGCGCCATCTAAATTATTTTCTGATAGATACACAGTCCGTATTCTTGGGTTATTTGAAAATCTAGGCACTGTTCCAGTTAGTTTGTTTTGATGCATATAAAAACTTACAAGATTAGGCATACCACTCAAATCAGGAATTGGGCCTGTTACGCCTCTGTTAAAACTTTTTATATACAAGTAGCTTATATTCTTTGCATCTCTAAATACATCGGGATCTATAGGAGCATTTAATAGATAATAACTAGCCAGCCTAAAAAAAGTTAAGCTGTCTGCACAATCATCAAATGTATCAGAAAACAAAACGCGACTATCATCACCAATTCTACCACCAGAAAGCTGAGTATAGTAAAGATCAATTCGACTGAGACTACTATTACCAGAAAACTTTGGTATATAACCTCTATAAAAGCTTCTATACAAGTTAATAGAATTTAATTTGGAACAATTATTAAACTTATATACACCCGAGTCAGTAACCAAACCATTGATATCATCGCCTGATCTTGCTCTATTATAAGAGTATCTGGCCGAAAGACTTTCTAAAGTATCGCTACCACTCATATTTGGTGTATTAATAGCGTTGCGACCAATATTGATTGATCTAATATTTTCACTATCAATTTTAAATGATCTGTCAGTAATGTTATTATTATATAAATTTATACTGACTAACTCTGGAAGCTCTTTAACTGAATTGGGTATTGTTCTGAATTTATTTCTTTGAACACTATAGCTAGTTACCATATCAGAAACTTCGGGGCATGTAGCATTAGGATCGTCTAAATCTCTACCAAATCCCAAGTTTTTACTATTTGAATCAAGGTTCAACGATTTTAAGTTTTGTAGATTTGTTAAATCCCCTGTAATAGAACCTCTGTATGTATTACCAAATATAAGAGTTTCTATATTAGGAGGAATGCGAGCAACCACGATATCATTAAGTTTTCTTATACTATCATCATCAGAACTAAAAAGCGGGTTTTCGCTCATATCTAAGTAAGTCAATGTAGGTGTTAATTTAGCAAGGTCAGGAAAACTTTTAATGTTATTTTTATCAAGTATCAATCTATCCATTTTAGGAAGAATAACTTTTGATGGATATTCAAATATACCCAAACGGTTTAATTTTATTCTTGTGATGTTTGATGGATCATGATATATTTCTACATCTTTAAGAGCAGGTCTATTTGATCTATATGTTAAAGACTCTCTATCAGCATCTCTACCACCTAGATTTTCATACTTAGCAGTGTATCTAGAATCTTCTACATCAACCACACGAATGCTTATAGCCCCCTTGGTGTCCAAAGAAAATTCAGCATCCATGCTTCTGAAAAATCCCTTAAAAATAATGGGTATTCCTTTCATTGCATAGAAGTAAATTGTACTACCATTAACTTCTGCTTGTATCTTGTGGGTAGGAATTTCAGAATCTTTAAAAAATACAGGGGTTATATCATTGGTGAAGTTTAGATTAGTAGTTGTTATTTTACCACCGACATCAAGATCTCCCCCATAAAATATAGCCGACTCTGGCAAGACAGGCGATTCAGTAGAACTCCAACTAGACACCCGAGATGTAGAAATGTCAGCTTTCTTTACATCATTGGTGTCGTTTTCAATATAACTATATTTTATTGCACTTGCAGCAAGAGAGCCATTTATTTCAAGGTTGCCTTTTAGACGTTGATCTATACCAGCTAGATCTTCAAGTATGCCTCTATATTTACTAACATCACTTCTCAACCTAACAATATATCTTTGGATTGGTATATCTAATCCAGAAATGGTTCTAACATCATTTCTGGATATTCCGTTAGTTTCTGACGAGCCTCTGATAATTTCAAGATCATCAAAAGAAAGACCAAGGTTCTCTAGAGACTTTTTTCTATCACTTATATCAGTAAATGATCTGTTTACATTTAGACCAAACTTAATTTCTGGCTTGATAGACGACATTTTTATTCCTTTGTAACGACATTAAAATCTACTAGGTTAATATTATTATTCTCAACAGATCTAGCAGTAAAGAATGTTGCTTTAGTATTTAAAAGACCTGTTGATAATGTAGTTCGGTCTGGACCATAAATAGAATCTAATGAAATTTCTTTATTTTTACCTTCGGATATATAGAAAGAATCTTTAACTACGCCGGGGCGAAGCGGTTGAGTCAATCCAGTAGTAACCCCTATAGATTCCAGCCTATTCTTTGATTTATAATCTTCGGCAGGCAGTCCTTGTTGTGACCCACCGCTGTTAATAACATCAACCAAATCGTTTACAATCCAAAATGGAGAAAATGATCTTGTTGAGTTTGAAAAATATTCAGTAACTGAAACATTATTGACTTTACAATTATCCCTAAATTGTAATACAAGATATAGTGGTTTAGGATTAAAACTAAAAATCTTTCTGTTTGAGAATTTTATAGATTGGTTAATATCAAGATAACCACGATCACCTATAGAAATAGAAGTAATCCACAACATGTCATCTATATTTAGAGAAACAATAGAATCAATCTCAACAAAATGTCCTATCGCTCCCGTTTCTTGGCTCACAACATACGATTGCATATTAGACAAAAAATATACACCAGATGCTTCGGCTGTTATTATTGAACCACCAATACCAAGTTCACCACCCAATAAAGTAACATTTAGAATAGATTCTGGTATCTCTCGAAAAATCAGATAATTACCGGGTTGTGAAGTTTTCGGGTTAGTATCTGAATAATCTATTTCAAAACCAATTCTTTGATCTATCTTTATTCTTACACTAGAAGGGACACCAGAATCAACACCCCTTGGACTACCTATTCTATAATCTAAGCCCATTTTTATGCCATACCCACCAATATCTTCACCTATTTCAATTCCATCACGATCCCTTGAAACACCACGCTGAGTAAAACCTTCAAATAGATAATCGGTATCATCTAGAACTCTGAATTCTACCCCTAATTTATTTCTAAAAAATATTGTTTTTTCTGCTACACCAATCTGATTAATTTCTTCTCTTGTGTCAGGCAAAAGATCAGTGACTCCAATCCTAAATTCTGTAAATTGCCCAGTCGCTTCCCTAGATAATCTATTCAGAAAGTTAACGTCAATCACGTCACCGGTAAGTGGGTATATAGAAGTTGCTATACCATCAAAGTTAGAAAATCTGACATTTGATGTATCAACAGCATCTAAAAAATTAACTATTTCTCCATCAACTTTTGTTTCTTTAGAAATTGATTCATTCTTTGTTTTTCTGTATGAACCTCTAATACCAATTCGTGAAATTGTTGCAGTTCTTTCATCTATTGGATTTATGTAACTGCTATGAATTTTTGATGAAATTAGTTTTGCATCATTATCTATAATATTCCTAAAAATAGGAATACTTAGAATAACACCACCAGTTATATAGTCATTATAGCTTGTATTGGATACAGCAGTATTAAGACTACTATCAGAAAACAATGATATTTGTTTTGAATCAAGAACTTTGATATAAAATTCTTGATTATTGAGTTCTTCCATACCTTCTACATTACTAATTCTAACTTTTTGACCAGAGTATAGATTATGATTCAATACAGTTTGAATAATTGCCGTATTACCTTTTATAATATCTTCTACATTATATTCAGGTCCGTCTATAATACTTATAGTTTTATAATCTTCGGATATATTAAATGATCTGATAATTCCACTTTCTTTAGAATGCAAAGATGGAGTGTAATGGTGGCCAAAAGTATCAGCACCATCAACTTCAATTATTTGTATTTCTGTTAGTTGGTCAGTCGAAGCATTAACAGAAACAGGATATATATTATTTTTATTTTCTTTTCCAATACCATCTGAGTTAAATATTTTTCTTTTTGGCATAATACCAAGCAAAGGTGATCTTGAGTTAGAATTGACTACATTACCTTCACTTGAATGAGAATATGGATATTCAGAACCGCTATCTCCCCCGTCAATAAAACAACTAGCCCCATACTTATACAAATACTGGGGTTCTCTTAGGTTAGAAGTGTTCCTAATATCCAGAGTATATCTGAATTTGAATCTAGGGTCTTCTAAGCATGGCTCGTTTAAACTATTTTCAATTACTAGAGTATGCATCAGCACCCACCGAGCACCATCATTGCTGGATGGTACATAAGCATAAAATTTTGCACCAACAGCACCGTACCAGCCAAACTCAATCTTGTACATCGTAACTTTTTTTGGATCAATCAAATAACCACTTTTGCCGTTACCATCAACAGTGTCGTTATTAAACATATCTCTAGGGATTACCGTTTCATATATGGCCTTAGAATTAACGGGTTCTGTAGATCCTTTAAGAACTTGGTCATCTAAAGTTAACCCTTGTCTTATAAGAACTTTTTCTGGCAGTGGTATCGTACTTCTTCTAACTATACTAAATGATGCACCTCTGACTTGAAAAACGTATTGATCTGACGGATTACCAACGCCCCATTCGATAACATTATCAACACTAGCCTCATCTGTCGAACAACGAAAGCCAAAACTAAAACCAGAAATTCGACCCGGTTGATAACGATAAGTTTTCTTAGATTCTAGCATCCCATAGTAGCGACCAGAAGAACTGCTACCGGGAAGAGTTACATCGGAACCAAGCCCGTCTGGAAATAATACTTGTCTATTATAAGGATCTATAAGAGTACCGTCCCTCATATCCATCCAACCATGCGTCCACTTTTCAATTAAATCGAAAGAAGTACTATCATCCGATTCGTATATGACTTCATTATTAAATACTGTAACAACGGCTGGATCTAAGAATTGTTTGTTTGCGAAGCTCAAATTTACATCTTTATATTCTCTATATAGAAAATTACCAAGAAGAATAAAATTCTTGTATCTTTCATATGCATTTTCATTATAGTTTTCAAACCTTGGCCCTCTTGTAAACGTATAGTTTACAGGATATGCTTCAATTACCAGAGCTTGTTGATTTATTTCTTCTGATAATCTAGGAGAAAAATGATTGCCATGGGTTTCATTTCTTCTGGTATACCACTGGCTGGGTCTTCCGTTTGAAGAATAGTCATAATATTCAAAAAGATCTTCATCTAAACCATATGTACTCACGTCAGAAAATAGACTAAGTTGTGTTTCTGCTCTAGGAATTCCCAGAAGTGAAGAACTAACTGCCGAGGTTTCGGGAAATTGTTCAATAATTTTCACTGGTTTTGCATATGGTGAGCTATCAACAATAACGCTAGTTGAATTATTTGAATCAACTCCACTAGGCAAGGGTACAATAGAATCAGTAACAATAACATTGCGAGAGGCATCCCTTAAAGGGACACCTCTTATAATGTCATATAGGGGTTGATCTGTTAAGATAAAAGGCGTAGATACTTTATCAAATCCTATCTTTATTTTTGGCATTTTAGGTTACTGTTCCTCCCAAGTTAGACTAGCCGAAATAGAAACTGCTGGCGTCGAGTTATTTATAATGGTAGAAGAACCTACTATATAAAGAGTTTCTAATGAGTCTGTCAGTGGATAAGAAATATATTCCTTGTTATAATCAAAGTAAGATGAAAGGTCAAAGTCTTGAGCGCCCCCCGAAACATAAAAAGAAGATATGTCTACACCCGTTCTTGGAATAGGAGAAGCATTTACAACAGAAACTTCTACCGAACTCAATCTTTCTTTCTCAAAATCACCTTCATTAAATTCAATAGAGTTACCGTTGCTATCAAAGATTCCCTCTTTAAGAAATTTCTGACCAGAAGGTATAATTATATCCGTGTTAAAACTATCAAGTGGGACGAATGAAAGACCATTTGCTTTTTTAGTCAGTGTTCCTAAGACAGTAAAAAGAGAGCTTGAATTACCTTTTAGCGCACGAAAATACCCATAAACAAAATCATCAAATTCTTTTATATAATCTTCATTATCTACACTAACAAATCGTGTTTCGTTTAGATTCATGTCAGATGTTGTTGAGATAGATCCAAAGGTCATTGTTTTTGTTTGGAACAGTGGAGTTTTTAGAAGACTAGCTTTTCCAGACCCAGATCCATTTGTACCTAAACTCAATCTTGTAGGATAAACCTGTACACGATTTCTAACATCTTTTCCATCACTAGATGTTATAAAGTCTTTAGTCTTGATACCATATAATATAGAAGGTCTATCTGTAATAATACCAACAGTAGAAAAACTATTACCTGATAATATTTTGTTTAGATGTAAAGTGTTGGTGTCTTCATCTACCCAAACGACTCGAACGCTTTGATCCTGTGGATTGCCAGTAACAATTTTTGCATTCATATAAAAAGTATTAACATTTGTGTTAGATGATACAATAAATCTAGGATCTGTTGTATCCGTAGCATCAGATGCATCCGATATATCTAAATTATATTTTGATCCTTGAATTTCAGTTGGTTCATCAGAACTGTGATTATACAATCTAACTGTTCCTCTATCACCACCATCAATATAATATGAAGATCCATATTTTACCAAATGTTCAGAATATGAATTATAATTTGATGGTAATCTAGCACTGTTTTCAAGTCCCATTCTTCTTTCAGATCCACCACCATAGACAAGATATGTAATTGGTAATGTTGCATTACCAAGTGATGAAATTTTCAATTGATTAGAGCAACGTAGGTGATGAACTCTTACCCACCTAGCTTCACCATTACTTGCAGGAACATAAGCAAGAAATAGAGCACCTACCGCACCATACCAAGAAAAATCAATCTTGAGCATTGATACTTTAGAAAAGTCAAAGTCCCATAGTGATTGTTGTTCTACACGCACACCGTCTTCAATTACAGGATCACCGGCTCGTTTGTCCAAAACATTATCAGAATATACTGCTTGTCTTTTTTTACCATTTAAGCTATCACCAGAAAATCTGCTACGTGGCACTCTAAACTCATATACAGAATAATATCTTGGATCAACGTTAGCCAGAACCCAGTTATTAAATTTATAGTTAACAGCATCAATTTGAGCTTGCATTGATGCAGAACCTTCTACTGTACTTGTATCAATAGAAGTATCAATAGCCCCCATAGGGTCATCTTCGCTTATATACTGGTATGGAAACATGCCATCATAGTTGGTTGGGCTAGTTTCTGTTAAGAATGGTTCGTCATAATCATCAGGAAATATAAAAGGAACTGGGGTTTCAATCACACTAGAAGTTCCTGAGCTTGTAATAACAACAGGAGCATTATTCATTGGGTCTTCTAGTGTAATCTCATTTGCAGTAAAACCAGCAACAGACGCAATTCTATAAGTCTTCCCACTTACCAAGCCACCCGCATCACCGTGATAGTTGACATATTGACCAGATACAAGTTCACGACCACTAGTTACAACTGTATTAGTATCTGGATAAGCCAAAGAAGATGCCATCTCTTTAGGAAGCAACAAAGAAGGGTCATATACGGCGGCATGAGTCATTATTAAACCATCACGAAGAATTACAGTGTCTCCAAATTGATCAGCAGAACCATAATCAATGATGCCTTGATATTCTTCATCAAAGTTATCAATTGCAATATCAGATAGATCTTTTAATTTTGTTCTTTGAGCTTCACTAAGACTAAACAAGTTTACTACGCTATCAATATCTTTAGTTGTACCATTAGAAAGCTCAACAGTAATACTGGTAGTTGATGTTAGAAACTCTTTCAGTCTCTGATATGCAGTGATTAGCAGTTGTTTACCATCTTCCGACACAGCAGCAGCAGCAATAAGTTCATTATTAGAGTAATTATTTTTTGATGTGTATACTGTTGCTGCATTACCACCGTATTGTGTATCAGAACCAATAGCATTAGCTATAAACTTAATATCTAGTAATGTTTTGTATCTGAATAATTCATACATTTCTTGTGTTTGACCGGCAAATACACCTTCAAAGTCTGCTTCCGAGGATATCAAAAACCCTAGATACTTATCGTATCCAGATATGATTGTGTCAACTTTTGGTCGATCACCCCAGTTGATGTTGGATAGATTAGAAATATTACCAGATGTAAAAAAGTCAATCAGAATTTGTGATAGGCTTGTAATTTTACTAGATGCCTCTGTGTATCCACTGTCGGTCAAGACCAAGTTGATTTCATCTCTTAGCGCCTCTAGAGATGCCACAAAGGCGGCTGGGGTTTCATTCAGTGTTGTGCGGTATGTTGTACTGTTAACGACTGTATGGCCATCACCGCCCCACCTAAGATCATTCAAAAAAGCATCAATAATTAGATGAAAATCTCTTGCATATTTTGGATCTTTGCTTCCAACAACAGTATCAATAATTTCAAATCTCTGTATATTCACTATTTCGCATTCACGTTGATAATAACCAACACGTTCGCGGCCTATGTCTGCTGGCTGGCCAGCAAGGCCATGATCTTCTACTTGTTGACCAGAAGCTGATCCAAATTTCAATGGATTATAACTCATGATGCTTTGAGTTCTGCGAACAACAGCAAACTGATCACCTTGGGAAGTATCACGAGTTTCCCAATAATAACCATCAAATTTGTCAAAAATACCAAATTTTTTGATAGGTGGATTTTTTACTGCATTTCGTTCTGTTATATCTCCAATTAATTTACTTGATTTAATACCAAACGTAGCGGAACTGACACGCCCCGGTTGATATCTAAAAAATCTTTTAGAAGTAAGAATTGTTGTATCATCAGCGGGAGATTCCACTAATGCACCACTTTCTTCGGGAAGATGCTTAACGCCATAGCCTTGAGGCCCAGCAATATCGGCGTATTCTGGTTTTTCGGTATTTGATACAAAAGAATAATTGCTTGGATTACTGCTCCATTCTTTCGGGTTAACATCATATGTATTAACGTCTGCAAAGATACCCAAAGCAACTTCCGCCCGAGGAATACCAAGAAGACTAAGCGCAACTTCACTTTGAATTTTATTTTGTTCTTCAACTGGAATAGCTTCCTGATCACTTGCAACAACAACCGGAAGACTTTTACTTGAGGGCTGGGGACCGGGAGTAATTGGTGTGGTTCGACCAACACTAACTACGCTAGAATTATTGTTTATATTATTTAAACTGCTCATTAGTTTATTTTCCCTTTAACAATTGTAAATGTATTCTTTAGTGCTAATTGACCAGTATCACCGGCTGTTGATATTTCAGTTTCAAAATCAACAATAACTCTATTAGTTATTGTATTTATACTCATTACTTTACCTTCAATATTTGTAAGGTCAGGTGTGGTGCTATGATTAAATATCCTAACTACATCACCAACTCCCACAATAGATAAACCAGCAAATCCAGTGATTATTCTGTCATCAATAACAGTAAGTTCATATAAGCCCGAACTATTATCATAAGATCCATTAGAAATATTTGCGATTACTGGGTACTCTGTTTGTAGTATTCGATACACAAGCCCTTGACTGTTTGGATTAGTATCTCTTAGTGTATTAATATTGGCTCTATCAAGTAAGTCATTAACATTCGAACTAGGTATTCTCCAAGAAACTTCACCTCTATCAAATTGCACACTATTATTTAAAACAATGTATTCGTTTTCTGTGTTTTCAATTGTAGTATAATCATTTCCTATAACTTCTGATCCATTAATTATCGTTAGTTCATTTATTGCAGTAGTAAGTTTTCCATTATTTGCGGAAAGATTAAATAACTCACCACCCTCTTGATAAACCACACTAGGGGATACATAATCCTCGCCGGGTACAAGTCGAATATTAACACTGTCAAATTCTGAATTTAGTTGATCAGAACTTTGTATGTATTCCCCATTAGGACCAATAATAACATTTGGAGATGAAATAGTATTAATGGCTCCAAACAAAAGCAGACCAGAACCACAATCACGAATTATGTTTGGAGTAATAACTGCATTTCTTAATCCAGTAAAATCTACACTTTCTGTAAATCTTGCAAATGTATTGTTGCTTGTATGTATATTTTTAGCACCACGGCAATATACTGGGTATGTTGTTTCTCTTAGATCCAAGCCCCCACCTTCTATTTTCGAATTATGAATTTCTACTAATTCTACTAATCCGGCTCCATCATCATCATTAAACCACAAAGCACTACCTCTAACATCTTCTACTGCACAGTTATTTATTTTTATACCACGACCGTTTAGTTTAACAGTAGATAATTTGCTATTAGAATTTACATCGGGCATCCATTGGTTTATAGCATTACCCTGAATAGATAACATTCTTGCTTCAAAGTTCATATCACCTTCTTCTTGAGAAGGTTCGCCAGAAAGCATATGAAGATCATCACCACCACACCAAGGCAGTCTTTTAATTTTACTTAAAACACCATGTCCATACAATGTTGTTCCTACGGGTATGGATAAAGATTTTATCCATGTTTCGCCTCTGGGTATTTCAATATAACCTTTTTTATCAATTAGGTCTTGTAGTCTATCGGTGTGATCTGGATATACCCAAAAAGTATTTTTAAAATAAACACTATTTTTAAAATAAATAATATTGTTATTATAATCAACCCGATCAATATCAGCAGATGTCCAGCCACCACCAGAGCTTGATGGTGCTACCTGTGGTAACATTTTGATGTTGTTATTAATATAACCATTGATGTCTTTGTCGGCCCAAACAGCAACGCTCCATGTCCAGTAGTCAATAAAAGAGATATTGGATGTTTGAAATCCTAGTTCACTGGGACCAAGAACAGAAATTAGTTTATAATCTACTCCTAATCCTACGCGGCGATATACTAATATACCGGATGATGCGTCTGGTCTTGATAAGGTGAGTCCAATATTTTGTGTTAGAGAAAAATTTTGTAAATCAGATGAGCTTATACTAACAGTTGATGACGGTGATGATGGTGAATATTCACCAGTAGTGAAAGAAAAATATGATACTTTATAACTAAATTCCACATCAGAAGATTCAGAAAATCCTTTTGTAATTGCAGAAACAGAAAGGTTATTTGTATTTAGATTGCTTGGTTCTTTGTTGGTTGCACCCAATAACCATACCTTACCTACAGATTCAAACCCGCTAGTCGAAGGGACAGTTATAGATGTCTTCCAGCCCGCACCAGTACCTGATAATTCTAATCCTGCGCTGCCTATGGGGGATGTTGGAGCTATAGAAGATTGGTTAGCATTCTCGCTTACCCAAGTCCTTAATTCAACAACCTCAGTTATACGAACATTGTTAGTTTTTACGCGATAAAGTTCAGTTGTTATATTTGCAATTGGATTATTTTCATGATTATATTTAATAGACAAATCATCAGAATCAATACCAATAATTAGTATGCTGTCTGTAGGTAAAATTAGTTGCTTATCTGGAACTGTTTTTGTTATATATCCGACACGAATATAACCACCAGACACATTAACCTTAGTGTTGGTATACGTAACATTTTCATTTCTTATTGAAAAAGAGCCATCAACGTTGTTAAGATTAATAATATTATTAACTTTATCAACCCATTCTTGTATAGAATCTTTAATTTTTAGTAGCTTTATCATAAAATTTTGGCCTTATATAATTTCTTTGGATTGTAAAGTCTTTTTACTTTTAATTAAAAAGAGATGATGAAAAGAAAAGCCTCGATTTGATTAACACCGCGAGTAATTTTTTCTCTACTTGAATAATAAATTGGTGTGCCTGATAATAGTTTATAATCTGAACCACTTACTACCAAATCAGTTAGTGGTAGATTGTCTTCATTAATTATACTAAGCACTTGTTGCTCTTCACTAAGTGCGCTTCTTGATATAAATTCATCAACAGAAAAAACACCAATTACTTCTTCTAAGTAGATTTTTTTCTTTATACTATTGATTGATCTAACAATACCTGTTGCCCCAGAAGTTTTTCCTGTTAACGTATCACCAACTATGCAGAATTTTGTATCAGAAACGTAAATAGTTGTCGAGGTTTCAATAGATTTTGGTTCAACTAAAATACCCGCTTTTCGGTATTGTATTCCAATTGGAATTTTACCATTCTCATCATTATTAACTTCAACTCGAATTACTTTATATGTAGAACCAAGTTCACTTCTAGCATCATAACCATGACCATTGATTGGACTAAGGACAGGTTTAGCAGTTGCGCTTGCGCCATCTCCACCAGATATTTGTACAGATGCACTTGTATAATTCTCTCCAAAGTTTGTGACTATAATCTTAGAAACTTCGCCACTGAAATCATTTACTTGAGCAACAGCAGTTGCACCAGAACCATTACCAGAAATAGTAACCAGTGGTGGGTTTGATGATGTGTGTCCTACGCCACCGTTTTCAACAACAATATGTTCAATAGTTCCGTGTATTGCTGAATTTTGAACATACCATTGTTGTGACCGGTCATTATTGTAAATAGTGTAACAGGGAATCCAGTTTGGAGTCATATAATTAAAAGCATCTTCTGTCTTAATAGTATACATATACTTCCAAATATATCCATCTGGTGTGCTAAATGATACAATTGGTGAATTTCTTGGTTTTACTGTAGATTTCGATCTATTATTATTTGAAATGCATTTGTATACATTAAATTCATCTGTAACAACAAAGAACTTGTAATATTCATTTGTTTCTGGGTTTTTGTCATCAATTATATTTGCTTCATCGGTGTATTCGTCATAAACATTTTCGTTTTTCCAATCGTAACGAGGCAAAACAGAAGCTATATTAGAACCAAAAATTCTTTTTAGTCCAATGATATCATCCATTGCTGAAATTCGACCTTTTGTTGAATCGACAGAATCGGGAGGATTCTGTTCATCTTCCCAAGGCGACGAACCACCAAAATAAATGTACATAGGTATGTCTGATACATTATCTTTAAAGTAGTCTCCATTTTTGATTCTTAAATCATTTGTTATGATAGCACTCATTGTGGCTTGCCTCTGTGTACAAAAATATTTTGTTGTTTAATCATTCTTCTCTCTCCGATATATATCCCTGTTCAAAATAAGTAATACCCGACTCAACTTCATTTGAATAATTTTGAGGTATATACAAGAAATAATCTTGAAGATTGTGTTTGGTCATCCAACCATCGGAGTTAACTACAAAACTTTTACCATCAATAATAGTTTTAGATAATGTGTCGTCTTCAAGATTGTATGATGAATCGTATTCTGGATATCCCATACGTGTATTATAAACATAACCTGTAGTCATCGACTTTTCTTGAAAATTAGATAATATATACAGTCTCTTTGATAAGCCATGTTTAAATTTATCAAAGAATGAATAATTAGCACCAAGAGAATATTTAGATCTAGATTCTGTCTTAAAAGGAATTATTTGGATATATTCGCTTTCAACAAGCCCAATGATTATTTGAATTATTTGAATAATTTGCATATACCCAAATAATTCAAATCCAGCAGGGTGTATGATTTCTTTTATAATGCTTCCATAATCATCAATATCTTTTTGTGTTTTTACTGCATAAGAATATTCTTGATAATAATAGTTATCTTGAAGATACATATTAGAAGATAATTGACCTTTATTACCTTGATAATATCCAGCAATTGGTGATGAATACTGGCCACCATTTGCTACACCAACAAAACCAGAACCTGCTTCTTGTCCACTAACTTTAAGATAATAATCACTAGATATACCAATTGGCGAGTCTAGTATAGAAATATTTATAATAGATCTTATATCCTTTTGTGATACAGAATCAATAGACATATAACCCACATAAGGAGGAAACTCAATCTGTATTATATCTCCAACTAAAATTTGACTACTGGTAATATTTCTGTTGTCAAATCTAAAATCAGATAACACAGTGCCATTAATTAGAACGTTTAACTGAGATTCATTAAAAAATCCTGAAACCCGAGAGTCTACCAAACCATCTTTATCTGCCTCTACCGTGACTTTATAAGGACTCAATTCTTCTGAAAATTTAATTTCAAGACCTTCTTGATATCCAGAGCCACCTGATTCAATATTAAATGATCCTATAGTGGGTAATAGCCATTCTTTTTTTGTTTTGCCTTCGGGATTAATTTGATAACCATCTTTGAATGTACCTACTATATTGCTAATAGTTAACTCAATTAAATTATACTGGCCTGAGTATTTATTTTTAACTGATTCAACGTTGGCATAAGCATATTCAAATACATTAGGAAATAATTCTCTCTCTTGAACAATTCTAGATAGTTCGAAGTCTTGTATACTTCCCCCTGAATTAGTAATGAGCATTCTAAACTCATTATTAATCCAAACACCATCAGACGTTTTTAAAATATTTTCTTTTGGCAAATAAATTTCTGTATTTTGTTCTCCATATAGTAATTTAAACAAAAATTTATATGATTGATTAGAACCGCGAGAACTGTTAAATTTCTTTGACCATTTGATGAACAACTCTTTATCTAAAAGAATAGAGTCTGGTGTGTCAACTAAGTATTCATTTTTCATTGCACTAATAAAATCATCTATTGAATTATTAAAGTCAAGATGAGATAAGTGTTCCCTAATCGCATGATACGGATTGCCTTCTTGTGACATCCATTCATAATAAGCTTCTAAAAACGAAACAAAGTTAGGATACTTCTCAATTATATGAGAAGGTATCTGTGAAATTATATTATCTCTTATACTGGGCATAATTAAATGCCTCTTGTATTTGTTTGGATTAGTTCAATGTTGCTTTGATCAATTTTAACGACTTGATTTTGGTTCACATAAAAGTTATCTAATAGAGGCTGAACAAACACTCTAAGATTATCCCCTTCAATAATATTCAGTTCAAATTCAACTTTGCCGCTTTCGTAGTCAATGGTTCCGATATTAGAAGTTTGTGTTATTGATGAACTGTCCACATAAGACAAAACAATGTTTCCTTGCATGTCGTCACGAACTTTTTCGTTGGTTGAATTATTGGCTACAGAAAATCCATCAATAGCCAGAGAACCAGCATAGATTTTATTCATGAAATTAACTGAGTACACCGGATTTTCAAAGTTCAAAACATCAATGTCTTTATACACAACCTTTTCAATGTCTACGCTTGTAATGCCAGAGATCATTTTTATTCTTGAAATCAGTTCGGATGGATTCAAAAACAATCCAAAATCAAAAATTTCATTATTATAATTTTTAACTATTTCTTTAATGACCACAACAAGACTTGAAAAGTTTAAATTAGTGCTTCTGCTATCATAAGAAAACATAATGTGTAAGTTGGCATTAAAAATAACAGCATCAACGATTGTAGGTGTAATAGATCCAACATTTTTTGAAGAAAGATATGACACCATCTGTTGTTTTATAGATGATGAAATTTTTGCTCTATCACTCAAGATAGAAATGAACACATTTCCATAAGCTGGTGGAATGTTTTTTTCTCCACCCCACGCAATAGCAGACCTAATAAAAGGAAATCTGCTTTTCAAGATAGGAATATAATCATTTTCTGTTAGCGCCCTGTCTTGTGCCTGATAGATTTTTGGAGCCTGAAAACGAATAGATTCAATAGACTCTCTATCTGACCCACCATAAGCAGCGGTTGTTACTGTAGTTATAATATTGCTGTATCCAGATATTGTTGATGCTGGAACCAAGTTAGTCAGTCCATTTGCGCTGTCTTTCTCGGTTGCAATATATGTGATGGTAACAATATCCCCATCAGAAGGCTCAAGACCTAGAATGTTCTTACCAAACTCAACAACAGATTGTGTATACTGATTTTCTCCTAAAAAATAAAGCAGTGAGGTGTTACTGAATTGATCAATGCTTGTAGCCTTTGTGTAAGGCGTAGAATTTACATTGATCAACATTGTTGATGTGTCAGCATTTGTATTAGAAATATTAATAGACTGACCAGAATACGTGTATCTTTCTGTGATACGCTGTCCCTGATACAAGTCTACATCAAATGCTTTATAAGACTGAGATACGTTTGAATAAGAAAGAACAAAAGAATCTTTATTGACAAATGTGAATGAAGTGTTTTCGCTTGATGCAATAAATTGTGTACCCGCATCCATTACAATAGAACTAGAAATGTTAGTTTTTTGTACGGGAATAACTTCAATATCACAAATAATTCGTGAAGCCGTAGTTGATTTTGGAACATACGACAACTTTTGTGAATGTGATACCACGTTTCTTCGAATTTGTGCCGTGTCTAGAAAAGACTCATTGGCAACCATATTAGCTTGATACGAAGTAAAGCTTGTGTTATAAACCAAAAGATCAACAATGGTGTTGATAGCTGAACCTTCATAATCAATGTCTGAGAACTCAGGTTTTTCTTGAACAAAACTAATAAGACTCTGCTTTAAGTCTTCGGTGTCCAAAGATGTGACATTAAGTTGGTTAGCCATGATATACCTTTTTTAAAAATTAATGCTTAATTGTTGTTCTTCTAATGTATTTATAACAGAATAGTAAATGTTTATGGTGATTGCGTTAGGGTCATCAGGAGTGAAAACTTCAACCTCAATAATTTCTACTTG